TCCCAACGCCTAGAACCTGCGCAGTGCTCACCGTGCCTTGCTGGTCATAAAACCACATCCGGTCGCCAACCCAGTCCTTGAAGGCCTCGTAATCGGCTACAGCAGGGTCTCTGCGACGAGACCATTGCCTGACCATCCTTTGAAGGGTTCGCAAGGGCTTCATCTCGAAGCTTGCAATCACAACGCGCTGGCCTTGTGCGATCAGGCTCAGGGCAATCATGCCGGTCAGCATGGACTTGCCAGACCCGTTGGTGCCAGCAAAGACCGTGACTTCAGCAGGCCGAAACTCGAAGAGGCCCAGCGTCTTGGACCAGGGCATGGTGATGGGCTTAGTTGTAACCGGGTTCTTGACCTGATCGATGAGTTGGTCCATGCAGTCAGCCGCGGACCTAACCCGCACTTGAGCTTCCATGGAGTCATACCAAGCTTGAAAATCAATATCGTCAGGGATCTTGTTCATGCGTCCACCTTGGAGTCCCAAAGAATGGGATAGCGTGATTCAGTGTAATGAGCAAAGACTCGTGCAGCACCGCAACGCAAAAGTTCTTTGGCGGCACGGGCAACTGCATCAGAGTCTTGGCCTGTAACGTGAGCCACCAGGCCTTTGATCCACCGATAATCAAAATCCCACTTGGTGACTACCACCACCGGGGCTTCAGGATAAGCATCAGGCTTGCCATCAAACTCGATGAAAACGGCGCGGGGCGGCTGTTTTTTGGCCAACAGGTCCAAGACATACTCGTGCCCTTTCATACGCCACCCCGACCTGCGAAGGGATCTAGGCCTGCAGAAGATGGTTTGGCTTTACCCTCTTTTTCTTGCAGCACCCAGTTTTTGAAGGTCTTATCCCAATCAAGCTTGGTCGCGTCCTTGCCTGACTTGGCTTGCCAGTAATTGCAAAACTTCATGATGGTATGGCTTGGATTTAGATCTGGCCGTTCCTTGCGCATGAAGGCAATCAACTCATCCGATGGCTCCCAATCATCTGGTAACCGCGAAGCTTTTTTTGGAGTGGAGGCATCCTCTCCCTCTCCCTCTGTCTCTGTCTCTAGAGGATCATCTTGATATCCACCTGATATCACGTTGATATCGCTTTGCTCCAGCCACTGAGATAGCTTTGAAATGTCATGTTTCACCTGCTGAACTGACAATCTCAGCCTAAAAGCTATGGTTTCATGGTCTGGAAGCTCGCCATCATTCTCGCTGGCTAAAAGCCAAAGCATGACGAGCATTTTGGATGCCTTGGGTTCAAGGTTATGCCACTCGCGGTCATCAAGCAGGTCACGATAAAGCTTGATCCACGGTGGCTTACGATCGCGGAAGTGCTGAAACTTTTTCCAGTTTTTGATACGCATATACAACCCTCGTCAAAGGTTTGTCGTCACTGAAGTTGGGCGTTGGCAGGCGAGTGACGAAGTCGCTTTTCGGGAGCTACCCTAGCCATGCCCGTTGGACTTTACTTAATGTTTTGTTGGTTCGCAAGCAAAAGTTTGGATCATCTCGCGCAACTTGCTATCAACGTCTGACCAATAACTTTCAAAAGCTGCGGTACCGTTATTCTCAGCAATGCCCAGGCAGATCTTGGTTAGCATCGTGAGTGCTACCGAATTGTAAACCTGCTCGGCAAAATCGCTGTCATATTGCTCGCCAATTAGGTCTACATGATGGCTAATGCTTTTGACCATCGCATAAGCAGTCTTGGCTATCTCAATCTCGGTCTTAGTCATGGCTGCCCCCTTGCTCGTATGGCGGCAGATAAATCGTCACGCCAAGGTCTTTCAAACTGGCGCACATAGTCATGCTCAATAAACTTCGCACACGCCTCACGTTCATGCTTGGCGACAAGGGTAGCAAAGCGTTCAAGCTCATGCACCATCAGTAAATGGGGTGTTTCAATGGCTTGCTTAATGTTGGCCTCCCTAGCCATGCGGATGATGTCTTCCTTAGTCATTTGTCTGTTTTCTTACTAAAAATCTCTGGCCTATAAACCCGCACGCTTGCATCATGCAAGTAAACAACTCGGATCATGTCGTCAACTACGGTCCAACAAAATTCCACCATCTTCCCACTTGATCCGTAGCTGTAACCATCAACCAGGCTTTTGCCAAATTCCTTGCATTTGATTTGCCGCAAGGTCAGCACAATTTCTCCACCGCCCTCATTGCTGGCAGACCAAGTCTGTGCTGAGACTGCAACTGGCAATGCCAGCAAGAGCGCGGCAATCTTCATGACTTCACAAAAAGGCGCTCAATGCCCTTCTCTTTTACAAATGCTGTGAAGTCCAATGGCGTCTTGGCAAGCACAGCAAAAGTCATCATGTGGCACAACTGAGCAGCTTCATAGCCCGTGCAGTTCTCAGGAATTGTGATGCGGTGCATAGCACCATCAATCTCAACTTCGATGGGGCCGATGGGCTGCAGTTCATTTACGTTCAATTTCATGCTCCTTGATTGGTGTGTGGATGAGCTTGCCCTTTGTCAGCACAAGCAGTCTAAAAAGAGGCATACGGTCATGCTTGCAGTAGTAATGGACCGTGGAAGGCGCAACGCCTAAGAGCCTGGCTGCAGCCCGTATGCCGCCAACAGATTCAATAAGTTCTCGGATGTTCATGGAGTTAGATTACTCGAACGGGCAAATTCATGCAAGCTATAGACAAATATGTTGACAAGGTGTTCGATACATGAAACACTTTAGACTCAGCAAACTTTAGAGCAAACCCATGGAAAGAAATGATGAATGGCAGCAAATGTGTGAAGAGCGCGAGCAAATGACCGAGGAAGCTTTTATCCGTGCCAGGTCTGGTGCGGCAAGTGAAAACGATTGGAAATGGCTTGCAAACGAACTTGGATTAACGCTTTACAAAAAGGAACGTAAATATGCTGATCTCTGAAACCACGCAAACCCGAGAATACAAACTTGTGCCTGAAGGCTCGCACTTGGCCATCTGCTATGGCATCGTTGATTTGGGCACGCAAAAGTCGAATTGGCAGGGTGAAATCAAGCACCAGCGCCAGTGCAGGATCTTGTGGGAGTTACATGGTGAGGACCACGATGGCAATGCCCTCACACTCGAAGATGGCAGGCCACTGTCTTTAAGCCAGCGCTACACGCTATCACTCAATGAAAAGGCCAAGCTTCGTAAAATGCTTGTGTCCTGGCGCGGCTCAGAGTTCACTGACAAAGAGCTTCGAGGTTTTGATATGCGCACCATCATCGGCAAGGCTTGTATGCTGACCGTGACGCATTCACATAAAGATGGCCGCACTTATGCCAATGTCGAGTCAGTGACTGCAGTGCCAGCAGCCCTGCGCAAGCTTGGCATCCCTGAAATGATCAACAAGCGCACTTACTTTAGCTTTGCTTACTTCGAGCAGCACGAATTTGACGGGTTAAGTGATGGCTTTAAGCGCGTCATCATGCAAGCGCCAGAGTGGCAGGGTATTGCTGGAAGCATAAGCAAACCCACATCACTGGCTGATGTCGATGACGACATTCCGTTTTAGTTATGGCAACGAAACAACTCACACAAAAAGCAGCAACTCAGTCGCTGATGGCAGAACGTGACTGGGTTACTGTGTACCTCGTTGATGACGTCACGCTAGTACCTCATTACACCAAAGAAGGCTTTTGGGTGCATCCAAGTGGAGAGTCCTACGAACCACAGGCTTTGCAACATGTTGGAGCAAGACGTAGCACAACGCTTTTATGGCCTCGATATTGGTTACAGGAGCAAGCCAATGGCACAAACCCTTGAGTCCGTTAATGCCTTCTCCAGCGCTCAAGCTGAGATTAACTTTCAGCCCGTAAAGAGAAAGCGCAGATCACAGAAGTTTTTGAAAAACGCCGAGTGGAACATCTTGATGCGCAGGGTCTTCCGCGGCGAGAGTCCAGTTGCGTTGGAGTTGGAGTTTGGTGTGTCAAGCAAGACCATCTATCACTGGCGCCGTCTGATTGTGACTAACCAGCCAATACCACGATTTTCGCTGGAAGATGCAACCAAAGAAGTTATTAGCAAAAGTCGCATGAAGTATCGAGATGAAGGAACGATTAAAGATTGGAAACCAACTGTAAAGGAAACTACGATGGAAGAAATTAGACCCCAGGCCGCCTATGTTGCACTCAACAACATGATCCGTAACGGCACATCGCACTTGCAAGAAGCAGTTAATCAGCTACCCGCGAAGATGCCAGAGCATGAGACTTTACTGATTGCTCCCAGTGGCAATCGATTGCTGACGCCAGCCAATGACGCTCAGTTAATGCTTTTCCTGAAAGCTGAGGGTTTTGAGCTTTACCAAGTCAGCCTGAGCAAGATCTGATGGAAGTCAAGGCACAGCCAAGCGAAGCAGGCCACTGGTACACCCGTACCGGCGAGCCGATGTACCAGGTCAAATCCAATGCTGGCCACCTGCGCAATACAACGCTCAGAGACGCTCGCAAGTATGACCTGGTACCTTCCGTCACAACCATCCTCAACGTCGCAGCCAAGCCCGGTTTAGAGGCCTGGAAACAGCAACAGATCTTGTTGGCTGCGATGACGCTACCCAAGCGTGATGATGAGAGTCTTGATGCTTACGCTGACCGAGTCTTAAAGGACAGCAAAGAGCAGGCTTCAGAAGCCAGGGATCTGGGTACTGCCATCCATGCCAAGGTCCAAAGCGCTTTCGAGGGTGGGCCACCAAACGAGAGCTACTTAGCCGTCAAGCAGATCCTCGACAAAGCGTATGGCAAGCAGGAATGGATCAGCGAAAAAAGCTTCAGCCACCCGCAAGGCTTTGGTGGCAAGTGCGATCTGCACTGCAAGGTGGCGGTCATTGACATCAAGACCAAGGCCTTTGGTCCGAACGATGATCCGCAAGGGTTTGATGAGCACCTGATGCAACTGGCGGCTTACCGATCAGGATTGATCCTGCCCGAGGCGGCTTGTGCCAACGTGTTTGTCTCAACCACTCACGCTGGCCTGGTATCGCTCTTCGAGTGGACTAAGGCTGATGTCGAGCGCGGATGGCTCATGTTTGAATCGCTTTTGAAGTATTGGCAGGCCAAAAATAATTATCAGTAGGTTGAGCGGTCGTTTTCTGGTGCATGAACGGTAGGGATCTTGATGAAACTGTTTGACAAGTGGATTAAAGATCCCTAACATTCTCCTTACAGCAACTTCGCTGTGAAGCAAACCAGGAGCAAACCAAATGCAAAACGACATCGCAAACATCACCGCAGCATCGGTTGACCAACTCGGCGCATTGCTCGCCCAGATCGCAGACCTGACCAAGCAGGCTGACGCAATCAAAGACGCCATCAAGGACAGCGCTAGCAACGGCGGTGCCAAGTCTGTTGAAGGCTCGCTCTTCAAAGCCACTTACGTTGAGACCAACCGCTCGACGTTTGACAAGGACGCCTTCATCAAGGCTTTCGGTGCCGAGGCTTACGCCAAGTTCCAAAAGACCACTGCAGTCTTCTCAGTCAAAGTTACCAGCCGCTAATCAACCGGGGGCCTAGCCCCCTTGGAGGACGCATGTACAAGCTAATTGAATCTGACAAGTATGACCTGAGACTTCAGGTGTGCAATGTGGTCGAGAAGGCCAACAACCTGAACCGCACGCTAGCTAGTGAGTGGCCTGATCTTGATGGCTATCAACTCAATGCTTATGACCGCCTGGTCGAAGAAATGGAAGAGCTTGAGTCGATGTTCAAGCACATCAAATCACGGAGGAAAGCAGCATGAGAATCATCATTGATCGCCCCATGCAGGGGTACTTTGTTGCAGCCGAGGAGGACTGGGACCTTGGCTGGCCTACGGGCCTTGGCAGGACCCAGGAAGAAGCAATCGCTGACCTGCTGTGCCAGCGTGACCTTGATCCCCAAACAACATTAGTGGAGGTGGTATGAAAACAGGTGGACCAGCGTTTCCATTACATACACACGATTGGCACAAAGAAGTCAGTGATACAGGGTATATCGATCATGACTTCACCATGGGCATGACCCTACGCGATTACTTTGCAGCCAAGGCGATGCAAGCACTGGCGCAGGGGAATTATTTTGATGCAACCGCGAGGCAGGCTTACATGATTGCAGACGCCATGCTGAAAGCGAGGGAACAATGATCCCCGGCACACGCGTGAAAACACCTCGAGGGCTTGGCATCCTCGAGCACATTCAACCCGACGGGACCTGCGCAGTCCGATTGATCAATGACCGCGAGTGGCCATTTCCTGAGTGGATTTACCTGCAACGCAATCAAGTCAAGCTGGCGTTCAAACCCAAGCCTGACCTGTCAACTTATGAGGAGGCACCCTTCTGATGGAACAAGTTTACTTACAGCACCTGGGCACTTGCCCCATCTCGAAGTTTGAGACGAGCAAGCTTAAACCGTAACCAAGCGGCCTTATAAGTTTGGTGTGAGTGCTTGCTACTCACCTGCCCCCAGGAACTACTACAGCCACGATCAGGACTGGGTTTATGACCTGATGGTACTTGACCGCACGCCCTACCAAATGATTCGCTACAAGGGCCTCCAGTGGCTGCTGTACGCCCTTTTTGCCGGCGCTGTTATCTACTTCAGCAACGGCGTTGCACAGTGGGCGGCGCGGTAATGGCTGACTTTATCGACTGGCTTATCACGATGTTTGGCGTTGGCTCGATCGGGCTGACAGTGTTTTTAATTTATGTCTTATGGAGCATGCCTTATGGCGAAGAGTGATGATCGATTGACGCTGATTGCTGCAGCGCTTAACGGGATCTTGTCCCGCGGCATTGAGCATTACAAGGATGGACCTTACTCACTGGATACGCCTGAGCGCATTGCGACGCTGGCTATCCGTATTGCAGACGCAACCCTGGAGATTAGCAATGAGAGATTACCAAGACCCAGAAGTACAGATTCAAGTGCTGGTTGAGTACATGCAAGTCATGATCGCTCGCAGGGACTGGCATGGTGTGAGTGATGCAGCTAATGACATCCGCGAACTCGAGGCTGAGCAAGATGGCCCCAACTTCCTGCGAAGGAGCCAGGAACATGCATAGCTGCCCACCATGCAATCAAAAGTGTGAGCAGGGGCGTTACTGCCCTGCCAGGCTCACTGATGCTGACATCAAGGCCTGTGCTGACAGCATCCCTGACTCACTGACGGCTGATCATTGGTTTTATGCTTTTGCTCGTGCCGTCGAAACCATGGTCTTGCGTAAGCGAGCCTGTACCGATGACTGGCGTGACAGCGCAGGAGATGCAGCATGAATCTACTCGAACTGCTAGATGAAGTTGCTACCGAGACCAAAAAGGAAGACCTGCAGGAGGCTTGGGATCGGTGTCTGTTAAGAAACCACTTGAGCAATGCCAACATGGGCAAATTGATAAGTTGGTTTTGCACAGAACACGATTTGAACTGGGTGCAGTTCAATGAACTTAAACGTGTTCCTAAGTACGAGTACCAGGTTT